TTCTAGAGCATGAAGCAGTTATGAATATCCAAGTGGATGAAAATGGTGCTGAAATGGAAATGCCAGAACACGCTGTAAAGATCTCACGGCAAAAACCAGATGGTAAAATGTGCGTCGAAAGTGTGCCGCCAGAGGATTGGTTCTGCGATAGGAATGCCAGATCAATTGATGATTATTATGTGGTCGGTCATAGCTCTGAAATGCGTGTAGCAGATTTGCTTGCTATGGGTTTCACAATGGATGATTTAGCTGACATCAATAGTGGCGATTATTCTGTAACCGATGATGAGGCTGAATTTGAACGTCGTGGATATGCTGTTGATGAAGGTGAAGATGAAAATTCAAGCACTTCTTCTAAAAAAATAACGGTCACGCAAGCTTTTATGGAATTGGATATTGAGGGTACTGGTGTTCCCCAGCTTTACCAATTTATCTGTGCTGGAGCAAACTACAAACTTTTAAATTTTTATGAAGCTGATCATGCCCCATACGCATTGTTTGAAGTAGATCCAGAACCTCATGCAATGTTTGGAACGTCGCTGGTTGACTTGGTTATGAATGATCAAGACGCAGCCACATCGATGCTTCGTGGAATATTGGATAACGCTGCGCTGGTTAACAATCCCGCCATGCAAATAGTAGATGGTCAGGTTGCCGTAGATGATTTACTCTCAAATGAAATAGGTCGCGTAATCAGAGTTAAAAATTTAAACGCGATTGGTGAAATGGCGGTTCCGTTCACAGCGGCTCAGACATTGCCAGCCCTACAATATTTTGACCAGCTAGTTGATAACAAAACTGGCGTTAGTAAAATGGCGCAAGGGTTAGATCCAGAAGTCTTAAAGAGTGCTACAGCCACTAGTGTGGCGGCATCGATGGAAGGGCAAGCTGGACAAGCTGAAGTCATTGCCAGAAACTTAGCTGAAGGTGGTATGCGTCGATTGTTTAAATTGATGTTGGATCTTTACGTTAAAAATTCTGAAGATGAAGAAGTTATGAGAATGAATGGTTCATTTGTTCCTGTCGATCCAATGGCGTGGAATACAGAAATGGATCTAATAGTTAATGTCGGTATAGGCACTGGGCGCGAAGCAGAGCGTCTTGCATCACTGCAAATGGCTTTTGGCATACAGCAACAGATATATCAGACTTACGGCCCTACAAACGGCCTTGTGACGCTTTCACAGCTTAGAAATACAATGGCTGATATACTGGCGATAGGTGGCGTTAGAAATATTGACAGGCATTTTCTACCTATGACGCCAGAAATGGAACAGCAAATGCTCCAACAACAGCAACAACAGCAAATGATGATGATGCAACAACAGCAAGGACAGCCAGATCCAATGACTATGGCTATGCAAGCTGAAGCAATGAAAACTCAAACAGAGGCGCAAGTTCAAATGCAAAAGGCTGCAATTGATAATCAATACAAAATGCATAAGTTAGGTATGGATGATGATCTTGCCCGTGATAAAATGGTGCAAGATCTAGCGGTAGAGGTTGCTAAAGTTCTTGGTCAGTATGGAACAGCGGTTGATACTCAATCAATCAAAGCAGAACAGGATGCTGAAAGGCAGCATAACGAACAAATGAAAAATATGGGAATGAACGGTAGTGGATATTGAACAGAGCGCAAAACGCTCCAAATCATTACTAGAGAATGAATGGTTTAAGGAAACCATAAAGAATTTGCGGGATACACAACTTCGTATCTTTGCAAATAGCAGTGCCTCAGAGGTGGAACAACGTGAGGATGCTCACGCCATACTTAGGGCGTTAAACGCAATAGAGTATTCGTTGCAAGCTGATGTAGATGCAATGACGCTCATAGAACGGAAGGGAAAGCACCGTGGAAACGACTAACCCATTAGGGGACAATGTACAGGAGGTTGTCGATAACCTAATTATGGAAACTCCTAAAAATCAAGATGAAGTAACTGATGAAGTGGTTGAGGCAATTCTGGACACGGAAACCGAAACTGAAGAAGAGGTTGCTGAAGATGTTGATGTCGATGATGTATCAGACATCGATCAAGAAATACCTGATACTGAGGATATTGAGGAAGAAGAGCCAACTGTTCAGCAAGAACTTTACCAAGTCAAAATTGATGGCGAAGATCGTGAAGTCACCTTGGATGAATTGAAACGCGGTTATTCAGGGCAAAAGTATATCCAAAAGGGAATGAGTGACGTAGCTTCTCAGAAAAAAGAATTTGAACAGCTAACAAGCGAAACGTCCCAAGAACGCCAAATGCTACAGCAAATGATGCAGCAAATGCAGCAAGGTAATATTCCTATGATACCTGAGTATCCAGCGGAGGAACTCAAACAGAGTGACCCTTTCAGGCATTCTCAGATGGCAGAAGAATATCGTCGTGCAGTTGAACAACGTCAACAATGGGAACAGCAAGTTAAAATCGTTGCACAACGGGAGAAAGCGGAGCAAGAACGGCTCCACGTTCAAAATCTAGAACAGCAAGCCATGCGGCTTTCTGAGTGGATGCCCGAATATAGGGACGAAAAGAAACGTGCTGACTTCATGGTAGATATGTCCAAAAACGCAAAAAAGTTTTACAAGTTAACCGATGATCAAATCGGCACTGTTAAAACAGCGGAAGAGGTTATGATCTTAAATGACGCTGTCCAATGGAGAAAACTACAGGATAGCAAAAAAACCAAAGTCGATAAAAAGACTGAGGGGGCTAGACCCGTAGTTAAACCTTCAGCAGCCCGTGCCAAAGGTGCAGCTAAAGCTTCAAATGCTAATAAACAGAAGGCGGCAATGAGCAAGTCAGGGAGCATCGATGATGTTGCAAGCTGGCTTACATCTTAATCTTTTGTCAAAAGGACTAAAATCATGGCTGTAACAGCTAACACAAATGAGACATATGATGTCACAACAATTCGGGAGGATTTGCAAGAAGCATTAACCTCAATAACTCCAACTGAAACTTTGCTGATGAGTACAATCGGTTCTAAAAATATAGACAATACGTTTTTTGAATGGGCTGAAATAGATTTGGCGGCAACGGGTGCAAATCGGCAGATTGAGGGCGATTCGGGATTAGCGAATACAGCTCCCACGAATGCTGTTCGTAAGGGATCGTATAGCCAGATCAGCACGAAAACTGTCGAAGTGAGTTCAACGAACCAAGCGGTGAACGGTGTGGCAAACGCACAGACTGTAGCAAAGCAAGTTGCTTACAAACTTTCTGAGCTAAAGCGTGACATGGAAGCTATGCTTCTAGATAACGTACCGTCTGCGGCTGGTTCATCTGGTACTGCAAGACAGACCGCTGGTTTGCCAGCATATCTAACCTCAAATGTTTCACGGGGTTCAGGTGGTGCTAATGGTACAACTTCTGGTGCTGGTGAAAGTGGCTTTGTTAACGCAGCGGCTACTGATGGTACGCTTCGTCCGATCACAGAAGCACTTTTAAAAACCGTCATACAGTCATGCTGGAACAATGGTGCTGAACCAACAATCGTTATGTGTGGACCAGAGCAAAAACAGAAAATATCTACCTTTACAGGCAACGCAACTAAGTTCCAAGATGTGGACGCGAAGCGTTTAACTGCGGCTGTAGACGTCTATATTTCTGATTTTGGGACCGTGGAAATCGTGCCTCAGAGACATATGCGAAAACGCACAGTGTCAAGCGTGGTGCATACTCCAGACGTTCTTGTTCTTGATCCAAGCTATGCGGAAGTTGCTTACTTGCAGACTGCAAAACAGGAAGCGTTAGGTAAGGCTGGACTGTCAGATCGTAGATTAATTTCCTGCGAATATGGCTTACAGGTAACTTCGCAAAAAGCCCACGGGATCGTGGCTGATTGTAACGCAGCATAAGATAACTGGTGGGGCAGCAATGCCCCATCACTTTCATGGGAGAGTAATATGAGAATTAAAATAACTTCAGATAGAAATCCTTGGGCCAACGGTAGTCCATGCGCTCAAGGTCAAGAGATCGAACTAGATGATGAAACAGGGCAAGCTATGGTAGAAGCTGGCATGGCATTAGAAATAGGCGCATCGAAACCTAAAAGAGCAAGAAATGCTAAAGGGCAAGTTCAAAGTGACGATCCATCAACTCCTGATGTAAATGAAGCGTGGGAAGGTGGCGTAGCTCCTAAAAAACGTGGGAGGCCAAAAAAGAAATGAGTGTTAAATCACAATATTTTGACGAAGATGGTAAAGTAATTATTAAAAGATCTCAGGATATTCAGGATATTTTGGATTTTAATAAAGAGAGAAACATCGATGGTCACAATCGTAAAGCGGATATGCGGCTGGCTGGGTCTATTCCTTTTGTCGTTATAGAAATGTGGATGAAAGAATGTGGCGCAAAATTAGGTAGCAAAGAGCTTAATGAATACATCAAGAAAAAATTAATGTCTGGTGAATTTAGTAAATTGGTAGCAAACGGGTTTTAAATGGACTTACCCAAGGTAAATATCCTGACCGCTGGAACATTCTCTATTGCCATACTGAGTGCGGCTGGAGGTTCCATATGGTATGCCTCAAATCAAGCGTCTATTATTGAAGCATTACAATCAGAAGTGGAAGTTTTAAATATACAGAACAACCAAGCTGACCGCACCAATTTGATCAGAGATGTAGAAGAAAACTCAGAACAAATAGATGAGATCATAGAATATATCATCGAAGTTGAAGAGGATGGTGGTGACACTATTGATGAAATATATAGCACCATTGATGATCTTGAAGATTCGATCTACTCAGAATTTGAAGATGTGTTCGAAACGCAAGAAGGTTTCCTTCTCCAATTCAATCAAATCATCAAACTTCAAGCTAGAATTAAAACACTAGAAAACACAATGGAATACCTCACAAGACGCCCGATCAATTCTGATGGGAGATAAAAAATCGATCCTATTAGTCTTCTCTCATCCATTAAATTAGGCGTTTCCGCTGGCAAGTCTTTAGCTTCTCTAAGCAAAGAGATTGGTAATTTTTTTGATGCAACCGATAACGCCAAAAAGAAACTACAGAAAAAAGGTGTCACCACTAAAGACGTCAAAAGTGAAGCCTACTCACGTTGGGCATCTGAGATTTCAGCGGCTCAGGCAGAACAAGACCTCAAGGATTGGGTCTGTGACGTAAGGCAAAGCGGGTTAGGTCCCTCTCATTGGAACACTTTATTGAAGATCCGAAGGGAAGTTTTAGCAGAAAAGCGCGAAGCAGAGCGTCTAGCGAAGCGTGAGGCGCAAGAAAAAGCTGATTTGGCACTTACCCTTACGTCTATCATTTTGCTTATCATGGCCTCTTTCATTGGCTCTGTGGTCTATCTTCACCATCTAGGTTGGGTAAATGCTTGGGATTACTGGCCTTGGTAGCTTATGCATTAGTTTGGTTTCACTTTGTGCGAACGGATCACTTGCAATATTATTTATTGGATACTTACCCCGATAAAGAAATTTGTTTAATAGAACGTGACAAGGCTAGTGTCTTAGTCACAGCGAACGACATGATTATTGAATGTATAGCATTATTAAATGACGATAGTAGAGGTGAAGCAAAATAGGTTTGTAGTGTATACAAAAAATGGTAAAGTTGTTATACAGACAAGTGACCTTAGAGTAGCAAGGGGTTTTCTGAATGAAAGAGTTCGACAAAGCTGACAGTAATGGCGATGGCGTCATACAGCCATTGGAATGGGAAAAGCTGAGATTAGAAGAAAGACGTTTAGAGATAAACGATAGGGATTTAAAGAGGGATGCCGAAAGACGCTATACAGGCTTCGCATTAGCAGGGATGCTGATTTATC